TTTCAATCTTAGCGGCACGTTCTGCACCAGCCCACTTGAGATAATCACTACAAAGCAAAGCCAAGTCCTGATTTGATTTTGTCAGGCGTTTAGATATGTCGTGATAAAATGGCTTGTCGTCGTCGGCTATCGGCGGGTACTCACCGTCTTCATCAACAAGTTTCCAAAACTCCGCATAACAGTCAGCCATAATCTCAACCATCATGCCATCCCATTCCACCGGGTATAAGTGAAGCTTACCCTTCTGACACATACAAGCAATGATAGCCCATGACATTTCTGCACAGAACATCTGATGCATAACTTGTATTATCCACTCAGGTTTAGGCTTGTCGTTGTGATAAAAGTCAGTCTTTATCTCAACAATGCCCTGACCCATAAACGTGACTTCACCACCATCATGCTTGTCTAGTTTGAGAGGTTCGGTAATTTCAATAATTCTATCAATGCTTGAAGCTATCCTGAACCCTTCTTTTCTATAAGCTTTGTCGGGTTCAAACATAATTGCATCACCGCCAGACAAGCGTTCTATCTCTTCATTAGCCCAACTCGCAACGCTCGGTTCAAGATGAGTGCCACGACGCAAAGCACGCTCGTTGCGTACCTCATCAATGGACTCGACCCCTGCCCTTGCAAGTTTATGTTTTTGTAAAACTTCATGCCGTGTTTGAAAGCTAGTCTTATGTAATACAATAGCACCAGCTTCCGAGCTACCAATCTCGTGGCCTGTTCTCGTAAGTTTTGGCATGGCTTAAAACCCTTGAGCCGCTGCACAATAGTCGTCAAGGGCGCAACCAAATACTAAAAACAAGTATGCACAGTATACAAGCAGTACCAACAGTATTGCTTCAAAACAGACTGTACTGTACAGCCTCACCTGTCTATGCTGTAAACCTGTTAGGGCTGTTTGCACTAGTATAATATATATTATGCGAATCCGATTTACACCTTCCCGCACAAAACTCCATGTTTTATTCATTTTCTACTCCTCGCATACCCCGTGTATAACTCACAAAGGGTTTTTTACAAATGTAAAACCTAACCTTTAGGGTCAAATTCTACGGGTTTTGGTCCTTCGAACAGGTCTTCACGTTCCGCAATTTCTTTGAAGCCATTGGTATTTACATACCCGTGGCCGTGTCCATATCCACCCATCTCAGCGCCCCGTGTTCTGGGGTCCTCTGGGGTCATGGTTGCAAATCGTGCGTTCGCCGTTGTTATGGTCATCTGAGCGTACAAGCACTTATCAGAATTTCTAAGCGTGTTAGAGTTCTTAATTCTTTTAAGCTCATCGACCAAAGCAGAGAGTTCTTCGATACTCTTATTGAGATGGTCAACGTGCCACATCGGTATGTCGAGCCTACGCTTAAAGCGCATGACGCCTTTACGGATGTTATACAAAGTATAATTGTATCCCTTCTTATTGTAGGTCGGGTACAACGTACGTTTACTCATCGTTTACTCTCCTATTTCTTACGGTATATGTTTTGTTTAGAGCATCAACACACAGCGTTTGCACAGTTAGTTGTGCAATTACTGTACAGCTTTTTCTATTTGTAAAATAGCTGTTGCAATTTCTCTAGATGATTTTGCACCACCGTTTTCAGTCATAAATTTAAACAGCCATTTTGTATAATTTTGGTAGTAACCCATTAATTTTTTTGAAGCTTTTATATATCGTTTATTTTTTTCATCTCGTTTTATATCAAGAATACCGTAACCCTCGACATCTTTAATCATGGTTTCAAGAGTACCCCTTTCACAGTCTATTAACTGCACAAGGTCTTGTATACTTAACCACTGATTTTCAAAAGTTGCTCGTTGAATGTATGCTATAAATTTACTTCGATTAAGTGAGCTTATTGAATAACTCGCGACTTTACTCTCTACTGGGTCATCAATAACTCGTTTGTTTTCTAAACTAGCTATTTGTAAGTACAGTGCAGACTGCCCCCATTGTTGATAGAGTGATTCAATCACCTGTTCTGTTTGTTTTGTGTTTATTGCATTCATCTTGTCAGCCTTTCATTCTCTTTATGTAATTACTTACGCTTGACGCATACCACTCGGTATTTTTTGATAAATCTGGATTGCGCCTTTTGGATGGTGTGGGTACTTCCATCCGATTGAGTTGCCTGGCTATCTCTCGTAAGCTGTGACCCTGTTCCAACATATTGGATATCATGGGCCATACATCTGAAGCTCTATCGTCTGCGAGTTTGGCTTGTAGTTCCCTTCCCTTACGCGCCGCTTCTGCAACGGCAACCGGGTTGCCCATTTTAGTAATGACCCTACCCGATTTAGATGTGTAGCTGCCCTTCTCAGCTATCTCTGCTTTGATACGGTCCATAGACGCTTGGGTTCTATCCCGTATCATTTGCCTTTCCATTTCGTAGACCCCGGCTAGCAAGCCGATAGTCTTGTGGTCCATAGTTGGATTATCTACGACAACGAGTTTAATTCTACCCGTGCTAACCTCTTGGTCAAAAAAACGTAGCGTTTCCCAAGTGCGTCGAGACATACGGCTCAGTGAATAAAGCACCATTGTAGCCCCGGTTTTGCGGCAATAGTCGAAACATTTATGCAGTTCTTTACGGCTATGCCAATCGCTTGCGGCACTGACACCTTCTTCCTTGAACCACTTGACGGTATGGTCACCGCCATTGAGGTAAGCTTTGATGCCGTACATCTGGTTTTCAACGTCTTGCTTGTCAGTTGACACACGGACGTAACAAGCGAACTTGCCTGTGTGCGGTACGCCGTGGTCAGGTCTGGTCTGGCTGAGTGTCATTGTTCGTTTACCTTTCGTTGATACATCGTCTACCTATACAATACATATAAGGTGTGTATATCCTTTGTACAAGTGTAAAATGTAACATTTAATTTGTACGGGTAATTTTTATGCAAAAGTACAAAGCCAAAAAGGTAGAATTAGACGGCTATCGCTTTGATAGTATGGCTGAAGCTAAACACTACTGGTTTGGAATAAAGCCAAGACTAGAGGCCGGAGAAATCAAGGACCTCAGACTTCAACCATTATTTAGGTGTGAAATAAACGGGAAACTAATATGCAAGTATCTAGCAGACTTTCAATACATGGACACAAAAGAAATAGGACCGCAGGGTCAACTGGGATGCACGGTGGTAGAGGACGTAAAGGGGTTCAAAACGCCAGTGTACAGAATAAAGAAAAAACTAGTGGAAGCGATACACCTGGGGACAAAAATTATAGAAGTATCACCGAAGCTGTATCAATCGAAAAAATACAACTTGCCATCTCATGCCAAAGTAACATAGAGCCTGACGTTCTTATTGGTAAGTCCCGGCAAGGTGTTATCATTCCTTGGCGTCAAATGTTGTACACCCTAGCCTACGAGCTAACAGGTCATGGCTTGCCAGAGATAGGTCGCCAGCTAAACCGTGACCACACAACAATACTTCACGGCATAAGACGGTTCAACAAACTGTGCAACCAAAACCCAATGGTTCACAAAATATATAGAATTGTGCGTGATGAACTGTCCAGAATGTAGCAACACAAAAACCGTGGTGCTGAACAAGTCACGGCGCAAAGATAAAATGCTACGGCTCTACTCATGCCCGGCGTGTAGCTCTCGCTTCCAAACAAAAGAGATACTCCGGGATAAACCAGAAGACGAAACCTTTGAATTTAAACTTAAAGCTAATCGCAGAAAGTACGGGTAAGTTATGTCTAAAATGTACAATCCTCAAACTAACCCACCAGCATATGAACACCGCCCACGTTACACAGATTGGAAAGCCAAGAAAGCAGAGGGTGATGAGTTCGAGCGCCGGGTACGCAAGTATCTTTCAAGCGAAGGATACGAAGTATTTAAACCAAAAGACAATCACTACGACCTACGCCTGAATATAGACGTTCCCCTCTACGGCACACTGGCTCTGACAGGTGAAGTCAAGAACGACAAGCTGGCAGAATACTCAAACAAGCTGGCACTGCAAACGTTCGACCACGGGCAACCTTCAGGCATCCATCCCAAAGGACCCAACCCAGACTTGTGGTTTCACGGCGTCGGTGACGAGCTGTTTATTATCAGAACGTCCATACTTCAGAGCCTGTGCGAAACTTACAGAACATCTTGGGGCGCAGATACCGTACAGATGGGCAATCTAGAATCCAAAGCATCCGGGCTACTCATGCCCATTTCGGTCGCTAAAAACGTCAGAGGTGGACGATGGGTGAAACTATAACTTGCCCTCATTGCGATGGCGAAGGTCAATACTATGCCGAGGTCGCAGTCGTAGACTACGCCAATGGCGGGTTCCTAGATGAACAACTGGTTGAGTGTGAGGAGTGCAACGGCTACGGGGAGCTAGAGGATGACTA